TGTATATAATCAGCACCTATTGTATTTAGTTGTGAATAAATAGATGTACCGCCTGAAAAATTACTATTTGTCAAATAATTTGTACTGTCATTGCTGCCCATTGGTATTGAAGCTATTGTACTCAAACTTCTTGAATAATAAGCCAATGACACACTATTTAATTGTAGTGTTGTACTTGGAATTAAAAATGTATCAGCATAACCATTTGTCCCGTTTGGAAGCCATCCGGTTGAGCTGTGTGTGGAACCCCCTGCAAACACCAATCTAAAAGCAGCATCAAGGTCACGAGGGTCTTTCAAGTTCCATTTGTGGCTCGATGCCGTTCCTCCACAAAAAGGATAGATGGCCTTCATTTTTGTCCAAATGGAATAACCTTTCAAGTCAGTTACCAAAGTATTGATTGCTAACTTTTGTGTTTCATCTGTAATGGCTGCTGCATTCACAAAGGCCAAAGCATCCGCATCCGATGGCGTATATGGCCCACCTGCTACAAATGACCGAACACCTATTCTTATCATACGTTATACGCTACGATGCTGCCGCTTGTCAGGGTAATGCTGCTGAAATAATCACCTTCGGGAAGTGAAATGAACGTGCCTTGTTTCAGGGTTACACCTGTCAGTCCAAGGGTTGTCATTACAGTTGCCGCATTTTTGTCAAGGGCTGCGGAAACAACCGCATCTGCGTTTACTACAAAACCCTGCCAACGGCCGGTGTTTGCACTTGTTCCTGAAAGGACTTTGCAGCCCGTGAAACCACTCATAAATTCTGTTGCTGTACTCATTTTATTCTATTGTTGGGAATGTTAAATTGTTAGTGGGGGTGTCGCAGTAATCACGTAGGTTTGGGCAATGGTATTCGATAACGGCTGCAACTCCGCTAACGATGTCCGTTTGTGCGTCATAAAAAGGGGTGATGCTGTCGTTTATTACCCATGTTCCGGCTGTGTTGTTTCGGTAGACATAACGCAGCATGGAGTAAATGTCGAGCATAACCGTGTGCATGTCGCTGATACGTTCTACCGCATCGGTGAAATCTTCTCTGTGCCTGTCAGCAATGGCAACAGCAAAGCGGTAAATCACCTTGTCAACGGTCACCTGTGAACCATCAGGAAAAATCCGCATCAACGGATAAAGCTGCTCACCGCTTGTATTGATGTTTGGCTCAATATTTACGATGGTTGCCTTTATCTGCTTGTGGTTGTTCCCGGCAGTTTCCAGAGCTTCCAGTAGTTGGTTGATTGTTACCATTGAGATAGATTTTCAGTTTGTTTTCGTTTTTCTGTCTTACTTTATTCATGAGAAAAATCCACGCAGGAATTTGTAATCATCATCTTCGCCCAAGTAAAACCCACCAAATAAATATTGGTTCTGTGGGTTGATCACGTCAAGCCCACTCGCAGGGTTTTGGTATTCGGGGAAAAGTGTATCGTTTTCGGCCAGGTACAGGCGCAGTCTTTCAGCGTAGTATTCTGCCTTGTTTTGATAACGCTGCTCAATCATGCGAAGTTGGTCAACATCCACCGCATTTGCGTTTTCTGCGCCACGACTTGCCGCTGACTTGTTCATCATTTTGTAGGTCAATGGAAGCATTGAGTCCAAAATAACGTAGTGATACAGGCAAGGTGCAACATATTTGTTGACCAATGTCAGGTAATTACCACCCAGCCCAGCACCGTTGATGTCATCACAAATCTTGTCGTACAAGGTGCTGCCCAAAATATCACGGATATACACATCCTGTGCGGTACGCATGGCAGTTTGAAGCAACTTGCTATCGACATTCTCATCGATAGGGGTGTTCTTTTTTACATCCTGCTCACTTACGAAATATGCGAAATTAGCCATTGTTTCTTCTCCTTACTATTCTTTGTTTCCATTCGTGCCGACAATGCGGAATGTGTAACGGTGGGTCAGTGTTTGGCACGGTGTACCAACCGCCACGTCTTAACCATACTGAATAGTCCATGATTTGCGACATTTCCTCGATTTCAGCACGAGTGTAAAGTTTACCCATTTGCACCATACGAAGGCAAAACTCACGACTTTTTCCACCGGGTTGCAATGGCAACGCATCGGGATCTAAATCGTACTTGTATCGCAATTCTAACTTCGGAAGTTCTGTATCTGCAATCTCACCCCGGCCAATGTCGGTAATTTTGATTGCATTGTTTGTCCAGTTTATTTTACCGCTGTCCTGCAAAGTTTTCAAAATCTTGATGACTTCTTCTTCACCTATTTTGGTGGCGGTGGATATGTCTTTCAGCGTGGCTTTTTCATCGGAATTTACAACGGCCAGTACACGCTTTTCTTTTGTGGTCAGTTCAAATGTGAGTTTCACTTCCTCAAATTCGGACTCATGCGCCCCAAATTTGGCAAAAACTGACAAGTCATTATCCGACCATTTGTGAAATTCGCAACCCTGATGTGAAAATTCAGCAGGAACGGTGGTATCGGAAGCTTTACTTTCAAGCACATCACCACCGGGAATAGGTGGCAACCCTGCCAATGCACGTTTTTCATTCACGGTCATGTTGGCAAGTACGTTATTTGCTACCAATGGCGACAAGCTGTTGATGTTTTCGATTACTTTTTGTGCGCTATCGACAACGGTTTGGGTAGCTTCACCCAATCCAAGTGCTGTACGGGCTTCCTCTACGGTTACAATTCCTCTTTCATGCAATGCCACATAGTCAACCCCCAGAAAATCGCTGTCTTTTGTATCTAATTCGATACCGGGGTAAACGTATTCAAGGGTATTTTCAAGGCAAGTGTCAAGTTTTACTTGTCGTTTGTTGACATAAGACTTGTGGAATAACTCATACGCTTCAATCATTTCATTGCGCTGTCCAAGTGCGCCTTCTGTTGCGTAGCCCAGCAGAATTTTCGGGAAGTTGTGGCCGATGAAGATTTCATCCTGCACGGTTTCATTCAGTTGCAGGAATTGTTTGTCCATGTCGGAAGGTTGCAGGTGTGCAATCTCTGCCGACTTTTCATTCATTTCATTGAACTGAATAAGCACACCGCCTGCGTTGTCCGTGCCGGTTGTTTTCTGCTTGAATTTGCGCTCAAAGTTGTATGCAATCTCCTCTGTCGGCTGACCTTTGAACAACTGCACCAGCGTTCCATTAGCAAACCCGTTGCGGATGTTGTTGTTGTGGAAGTTAGCTATCTCAACATCGATTTCAATGTATTGTAAGCAATGCTGATAAGGGGGCAACGGATAAACACCCAAAGAAGGTGCGTATTCACGGAAGTAGTACAGTTGCACTTCCATCGGCTGCGCCTTGTTTGGATTGAACGGAGCATAGTGCTTCATATCCTCATGCTTTGCCTTTTTCCAATCTTCTGCCCACATATAAATCTCGTGGTCAAGTGTACGAATGTTGCTGAAATCTACGTGATAAAGTGCAGAAATCTGCCCCACTTTGTTGTAATGTACCTCATAAGCAAATCCGTTGAACAATTCATAATCGAGAGCCAGTTTATTTTTGAACTCCTGTATGCCCTCATAAGGGTTCACGTAATCAATTACCTTAATTGCATTGGGGTTGCCATCCACCAAGGTTTCTTCACCTGCCACAAAACGGGCTTTCTGCCTTACAATAGCCCCGTGTTTTGGGCTTCTGTTGTAAAATTCAAGTAAAGTATCGGGAAAATCGTTCTTTTCCCCAAAGGTCACGATGCCTTTATTCTTGTTTTCCTTGAATTTAGGCAACTTTGACTCCGTGAAATTTATGCGTAGTAAATCGAAACTCATCCTATATGGTGCTGCTTAATGGTTGTATTGACCTCATGGTCGTTAAATGCGGTGTGCGATGCCGTTACATAAGCCAATCCCCTGTCAATTTCTTGGTCGGCAAGTAATGGATTGGTATTGCTGGGGGAAGTTTGTGCGTATAAAGCCCAATAATGCGTACCTACGGCCAATGTTTTTGCGGTGCTGCTGCCCTCTACAAATGAAAAAAGCTGGTATCTGTTGGGTGCTGTGCTGGTATCGGTTACAATAAATGCTTTCTGTTCCTGCGACATTTCGGACTCAAACACGAGCAGATAGTACACGGGTGAAACCGTTACTTTTTCTCTGCCTGTGATGATCAGTTCAGGTGTGCCGCTTTTTGTAATGTAAAGCATCCTATCTATATAAG